GCAATTCATTATTTAGAAATGATAAAAGAAAGAGACTATTCCTAAATAAAAACACCACTTTAGATATAATTTATGAAAAAATCTGAAAAACAAATAGTTAAAACTATAAACGACATAAAATTGCCAGTAATCCCTAAGGATTTACTGGATGCTTTAGACGTATTATTTCCTGAAAGAACTCCACCAATTACAATGGAGTACAAAGAAATATGCTTTAGAAGTGGACAAAGAAGTGTAATTAATTTTTTACACGAAAAACAAAAACAACAATCAGAAAATGTATTGGAGGACAAATAGTATGTGTGGTTCAATTTTTAGACCTAAAATGCCTGCTCCCCCACCTGCTCCTGAACCTGTAATTATTGCACCTGCTGTTACTGAAAATAAACAAGCTAGTGCGAAACCTGCTGGATATACTGGAACAAGTGCGAAAGCATCAGCTTATGACAGAAAAAGAGTTGGCTCATCTAAATTAAGAATACCTATCGTTGGAGGTATTTAATTAAATGGCTAGTGATACTTATGGCGTAGGCTATAACTCTGACACTATAGAAGGTAAATATAATATATGTGCTAGAGATAGAGAGTTATTCCTTGAAAGAGGAAGAGACTGCTCTCAATATACAATTCCCACTCTTATACCTGATGAAGGCCACACTTCTACAACTCGTTTCTACACAACTTATCAAGGAGTTGGAGCTAGAGGCGTAAACAATTTAGCATCCAAACTCCTATTAACATTACTTCCCCCTAACGCACCTTTCTTTAGATTTACAATAGATAACTTTGTACTCAAAGATATGGAAGGTGACGAAAATTTAAAAACAGAAATTGATAAAGGTTTAGTTGAAGTAGAGAAAGCTGTGATGGAAAATATAGAAGTTTCATCTGACAGAGTAGCTCTATTTGAAGCTATTAAACATCTTATTGTTGGTGGTAATGTTTTATTATTTGTATCTAAAGAAGGACTAAGAGTTTTTCCTTTAGAAAGATATGTATGTAAACGTGACCCTATGGGTAACGTATTAGAAATAATTACAAAAGAAACTATTAATATAAATGTACTTCCTGACGAAGTTAGAGAAGCAGTTTATAAAACTTATAATCCTGAAGAAGTTGGAGATAAAACTTGCGATTTATATACTTGTGTTAAACGAGGAAAAAATAAATTTGAAGTTATGCAAGAAGTTAAAGGTATTCAAATAAAAGAGACTTATGGTACTTATCCAATAGACAAAACCCCTTATATGCCTTTAAGAATGATTAGAGTTGATGGAGAAAACTATGGCCGTAGTTACGCTGAAGAATATCTTGGAGACTTAAAATCGCTTGAGGGATTAACTAAAGCAATCGTAGAAGGTTCATCTGCTTCAGCTAAAACTTTATTCTTAATTAAACCTAATGGAACTACTAGAGCTAGAGCATTAGCTCAATCAGAAAATGGAGCAATCATAGAAGGTGATGCTAATGATGTCTCTACATTACAAGTACAAAAATTTGCAGACTTTAGAGTAGCTCAAGAAACTATGGCTAAGATAGAACAAAGATTATCTTATGCCTTTTTATTAAATGCTTCAGTTATTAGAGACAGTGAAAGAACAACTGCTGAAGAAGTTAAAATGACAGCTCAAGAATTACAAGATAGCTTAGGTGGTATTTATGGAATTTTATCTCAAGAATTTCAATTACCATTTGTTAGAAGAAAAATAGCTATATTAGAAAAAGGAAACAAATTACCTAAACTTCCTAAAGATGTAGTAAGACCTAAAATTGTAACAGGTCTTGAGGCATTAGGAAGAGGTAACGATAGAAATAGATTAGTACAATTTTTGCAAACATTAGCAGGAACTTTAGGTGCAGAGGCCGTAGTAAAATACGTAGATGTCTCTGAAGCTATAGCTCGTCTTGCAACTGCTGATGGGATTGAAGTTAAAGGATTAATTAAAAGTCCTGAAGACCTTCAAGCAGAGGCACAACAACAACAAGAACAAATGATGCAAGACCAACAACAACAAGCCTTGACACAAGCTGGTGGTAAAATCGCAGGTAACATACCTCCGAAGTCAATAGGACAAGCACTAGCTCAACAACAAGGTTTACCAATGGATGAAACGGAGGAATAATGGTAGATAAAGTTGAAATAAACCAAACAGAACATAATCCTTCAGTAGAAGAACAGGCTCAAGCTCAAGAAAAAACCCAAGAGGCTCAAACTCCTGAAACAAAGAGTGAGACTTCTGAGACTAGACCTGAATGGCTTCCTGAAAAATTTGCTAATGCTGAAGAGCTAGCAAAGGCTTATGGTGCGTTAGAACAAAAAATGTCTACGCCAAAAGAAGAAGCTACTCCTAATGAACCTAAAACTGACCAGCTTAAAATAAATCAACAACAAGCTGAAAAAAGTTTAGGGTTTAGTTTAGATAATTATTATAATGAATTTGCTGACAAAGGAGAATTGTCAGAAAAATCTTATACTGATTTAGCTAAACAAGGATTAGATAAACAAGTAGTTGATGGCTATATAGCTGGACAACAAGCCTTAGCTGATAATCACATTAATAGTGTGCAATCAGTTGTAGGTGGTAAAGAAAACTATACTAATATTGTTAAATGGGCTTCAGATAATCTTAATGAAAATGAAGTAAAAGCATTTAATGATACAATGGATAGTGGTACTTTAGACCAAGCTCAATTAGCTATATCAGGTATTCAAGCTAAATATAATCAAGCTAATAACGAACCAAATTTATTAGCAGGTGAAAAAGCTAATGCTTCAACTGGTGCATATCGTTCAGTAGGTGAAATGCTTAGAGATATTAATGACCCTAAGTATGCTACAGATAGTGCATTTAGAGCTGACGTAGAAGCTAAAGTAAAAGCATCTGATGTTATATAATGGCTAGAGACTACGCAAGCGAATACAAAAATTATCACTCTCGGCCTGAGCAAAAGAAGAATAGAGCTAGTAGAAATTTAGCTAGACGAATTGCAAAGAAAAAGCTGGGAGTGAAAATTAAGGGAAAAGACGTACATCATAAAGATGGCAACCCTAAAAATAATAATCCGAAAAATTTATCGGCTACATCTAAAAGTTACAATAGGTCAAGAAATGCTTAATTTTATATTACCAATTTTAAAAAATCCTCTTACACGGATGGTGTCTTCAAAAATTATTGGAGGAATACAGCATAAGATAGAGAAGGATAAAATTATTAGAGCTAGAGAAATTGAAGCTACTAAGACAGTAGCAGTTGAACAAATTCGTCAGCAGGAGAACTCTCTAAAAGATGAATGGTTAGTTATATTTTTTACGACTTTAATGGGATTGCATTTTTGGCCACCAGCTCAAAACACTATGGAAAGAGGTTGGGAAATACTACAATCTGCTGACCCTATGTTTTGGTATATTATATTAACAATCGTAGGTGCATCATTTGGTGTAACTACAATGAACAAACTCGGAAAGAAAAAATAATGTCATTGGTAGCAAATATTAGAAAAAGACAAAAGTTAGGAATTAGTAGAAGTAAGAAAAAATCTACTATATCTGCAAAAGCATACAAAGATATGAAAAACAAATGGAAAAAGAAATGATGAAAAAAAAGAAAACTAAAAAAGCAAAAAAACCTAAAAAGCCTTCTTACAAAAAGAAATACTAAAAGTATTATGAAGATTTCTGATAATACTTCAGTTGCTATGCCAATTAAAAATATGGTAGCAATAATTGGTGGGGTCATACTTGGAGTGCTCGCTTGGTCAGATTTAACTACAAGGCTAACAAGTTTAGAAACATCAAGAGAATTGATGAACGCTGACCTTTTGAAAAAAAGTGAGCAGACGACAACTGACCAAGAACAATTTTTATTATTGGAAAGTTTATTTTCTGACGTAGAGAAATTACAAAAAACTCAAGAACAAAATATGACTAATAAAGTTAATATAGAGTTTACTCAAACACAATTAGAAAAGGCTTTAGATGATATAGAAACATTGAAAGATAAAGTTAGAGCAAATGGTAATGGAGCACACTAATGGTAGAAATAATGGCATTGTTAATGTTTGTTGGCGTAGACCAAAAACTTACAGAAATGACTTATATGCCGAGTGTTTCTAAATGTTTAGAGAAAAAAAGAATAGCAACTCGTAATAGTAATGCAACTTATATGTGTTCAAAAGTTAAAGCAGAATTAAGTGACGATATGAAAATTATAAAGATAGAAAAAATAAAATGATGATATTTGGAAATACACCTGAAGCTATAAAATCTAAAATACAAACTTGGTCATTATACTATAGAACAGAAATAGTATGGTGTATTGTTGGTTTTATTGCTGGTTCAATAATATTTTAAGACACTCACTCTTCTTAAAGAGGAGTGCCCTTACAAAGATAGATTGCCTTTTAACAGTTACTTGCGAGTAGTTAATTAAGAGATAACAGTTGATGTATGTTTGGTGTTTATTAACCTATATAAACGGAGGATAAAATGGCTAATGCTGTTGCTTCACGTATAGGTTCAATTAATGGTGCTACAGATAAGAACGCCCTGTTTCTTAAAGTTTTCTCAGGCGAAGTCCTAGCGACTTTTATGAGAGAAAACAAGATGTTAGGGATGTCTACTGTTCGTTCTATTGCTAATGGTAAAAGTGCTCAGTTTCCAGTAATCGGAACTACAAGTGCTTCTTATCATACAGTAGGTAACGAAATCAATGGCACTGAAGTTAAACACGCAGAGAAGACTATCTCTATAGATGACCTTTTAATATCTAGTGCTTTTTTAGCTAACTTAGACGAAGCTAAAAATCATTATGATGTTAGAAGCACATATTCTTCTGAGATGGGTAGAGCACTTGCAAACAAAGTAGACCAACATCTACTTCAGTTAGCTGTTCTTGCGTCACAAGCATCTACTACTATAACAGGTGGTTCAGGTGGAACTGTGATAACAGACGCAGACTGTAAAACAAATGCAGGTTCTATGATAACATCAATTTTTGATTGTGCACAAGCACTTGACGAAGCTGATGTTCCTTCAACTGACAGATATGCTGTTGTAACGCCAGCAATCTACTACAATTTAGTTGAGAATGATAAAATTCTTAACAGAGATTTTGGTGGAGCTAATGGTGTTTACTCTGATGGTACAGTAATTAAAGTTGCTGGTATCAACATTGTAAAAAGCAACACTGCTGTTACTGCGTACACTGACCAATCATCTGCGATTTCAGGAACAAACAACACTTATAATGTTGATGCTCAACATATCGGTGCTGTTGTATTCCACAAATCAGCTATTGGTACAGTTAAATTAATGGACTTGGGTATGGAGTCAGAATATGACATCAGAAGACAAGGTACATTAATGGTTGGAAAACTAGCTCTTGGTCACGGAATTTTGAGACCTGAGAGTGCGTGTTCAATCAAAACTCAGTAATTGAACTAAAATACGTAAGGGATAGGCGAGACGTTTGGTTTCGCCTTCCCACTAAATTATATAAAAAATTATGGCTACAATAACAACAAGAACAACTCAATTAGAAGCTATTAACACAATGCTTTCTACTATTGGAGAAGCTCCTGTTAATAGTTTAACTGGAAGTTTACCTGTAGATGCAAGTATGGCTGTTAATATTCTTAATGAAGTTAATAGAGAAGTACAATCTGCTGGTTGGAAATTTAATACATCTTGGAAAAAATCAATACAAAGAGATGTTAATAATAAAATAGTAATTGGAACTGATGTACTTCATATAGAATTTGACCATCTTAGATATTCAAAGGCTTCTTATGACCCAGTTATGAGAGGAAGTTATTTATATAATTTAGTAGATGAAAGTTACACTTGGAATAAAGATTTTGATTATGTAACTGTTATTCATTTATTAGATTTAGAACTGATACCTGAACAAGCTAGAAGATATATTACTATTAGAGCTAGTAGAATATTTCACGATAGAACTTTAGGTGCTAATGCAATACACAAATTTTCACAACAAGATGAATTAGCTTCTTTAGCTTTATTAAAACAAACTGAAGCTGATACTGCTGACCACAATATATTTGACAGTTTAGGACAATTTCAAACATTAAGTAGAAACAGCAGAATTAAAAATAGTTAATAATTATGCCTTTATTATCAAGAAATATCTCTAATTTAATTGGAGGCGTAAGCCAACAGCCTGAGATATTACGTTTAGAAAACCAAGCTACAGCACAAGTAAATGGATTTTCAAATGTAGTTGAAGGTTTGAAAAAACGCCCACCAAGTAATTATGTAGCAAAAGTAACAAGCAGTAGTTTAGCTAATACTTACATACATACTATTAATAGAGATACTACGGAAAGATATATTGTAGTTATTTCTAATGGTGCAATACAAGTTTATGATATTAATGGTAACGCTAAGACAGTAGTTGCAAATACAAACGCAACAAACTATTTAGCATCTTCTAGCCCTAGAACTGATTTTAAATGTTTAACAGTAAATGATTATACGTTTATTGTTAATTCTTCTAAAACTGTAGCTATGAGTGCTTCCACAAGTGCAGGTAAAGTAGAACAAGCTATTTATCAAGTTACTACAGGAGTAGGAAGCTCAACAACTGCTCAGAATTATTCTATAACTATTGATGGTACAACTTATACTTATTCATCAACGACAACAAATACAAAAACAATTAGAGATGGTGTAAAAAGTGCCGTAGGTTCACCAACAAATATTACTCTTACAAATATAGGAGACAGTAGTTTTAAAATAGTTAAATCTTCAGGAACACTTTCAGTAAGTGCTTCTGACGGATATGGAAATCAAGCTAGTAAAGTAACTTTTGATGGTGTTCAAAACTTTTCTGATTTACCAGCAACAGGTATTGATGGCCAAGTTGTAGAAATTAAAGGAGATAGCACAAATAATTTTGATAATTATTATGTCAAATGGCAAGATGCTACAGGTGTGTGGGAAGAAACTATTGCACCTAATATTTC